TGTCCAGAACCACGACCTATAAAAGTATTAGTGTTACCTGTGTTATATCTACCTGAGTAATGCCCTACCGCTGTACTGCTATTTCCTTTGGCAAACTGGAGGGATGTTTGTCCTATGCCACACATCTGTATTGCACCAGTATCAGCATTTACACCTGCGTCATAACCAATAAAAGTGTTTGATGAACCTGTTGTGAGAGTTCTCCCTGCGTGTAGTCCTACTAATGTATTGCCTAATCCTTGTGCTACTAAATCTCTACCTGCTTGAGAACCAATCACAACACCATTACCAGAAATTCCCGCACCTGCACCCATCGTAGTAGCTGTTGAACCAATGACTAATGCTGAGACTCCATCCTGTAAAATCATAGCATTAGTGGTGTTACTCTGTGCGTATAGGTAAGTCCTACCACCTGCCAATATTGTAGCGTCAGAGATATTGTCTTCATACTCGGTATCTGTGTTATTGGCGATTGTAGCTAATAAGTATTCTGTATAGTCTGTTCCACCTGCAAGTGTTCTATAAATCTTCCTTCCAGTTACTCTATAATCTGCACTTACAGGCATTGTTACAGTTACCTTCCCATGCCCTGCATCAGTTGTTACATCTGGAGCAGTACCATGGTACTGTGCATCTGTTTCACCTATAGCGGTTGTATATCTTACATGGTAGGTATGTTTCCCATTGTCTACATTCCCCGCTTCTGCGACTAATGCAAGAGATAAAATTGGTGGTTTAGGTACAAAGGTAAAGTCAATACCTGTATCTATAATGCCATATTCAGTTGTGTCTATCCCATACACATGAAAAGCAGAAGCACTATCATTTAGGGTTATCCCATCTGTTACTGACCCGAATGTTCCTTGCCCTGTGGTCGTTAAATCACCTGCATATAAATTCATATCATCATCAATAATACCAACCCCTTTAATCGTTCCAGTCCCACCAGTTGTTTCATAGTCGACACCGTAAATGGTTAGTGCCGTACCATACACAACCAAATCAGCCTCATTGCCTGCGCCGCTATTTGTAGTCCGTATCTTTCCACCATGTATCTCTATTGTACTGGAGCTTGCATAGACTGCATAAAGGCTGCTGCTCGTCGTTGCGTTCCATTCAATGTCGGTATCGTATAAACTCACATATCCAACGACACAATAATGATAGTGAGTCGTATCAACTATATCTCCAATAACATACGAGTTATATACATACATCCTTGATGTAGCTTGAGTATTCCTGAACACACCATACGTCACGGTATCGCCTGTATGAGTGACATGAGTATTGTAGATATACATTTTGCTATTAGTAGAACCTGTATACATTACAAACGTATCATCATGGGATTTGACTACACAATTAAAAACATACGACGTTACATTATCCTGCACTAAATACATGACATCATGCTCGGCGTCAATGTAACAATTTGAGACGGTAAACGTATCATCTGCTAGGTCGGCACTAACTTGATTGCTTATCCCTCGGCTTGCTGTGTCTGTTGCTAGTATTGATAAATCTGATATAGTTACACCATTAGCAGGGAAAATCGTTCCATTAGCGTCACCTGCCGCACCTGCCCATGTAATCGTGGTTGAATACATACCAGACCCTTTAAGGCTGACATAATCTTTCATTGTGATTTGTTCTGTATAGATTCCGGGGGGAACATAGACAACATAAGGTTTACTTGATGTTGCGTCCTCTATTGCTGTTATGGTAGCTTGAATCGTTGAAGAAGGGTCTACTGTGACAAAGGTTGCGTCTAGGGTTATAGCGTCAAGTGTTGCTCTGCCTGTGGTGGTGATATTTCCTGTATTCGATATATTAACACTCTTAAAATCAGCAGTAGTAGCATCAAAAACTATAGCTTGATTGATGAATTGAACACTATTATCAAAACCAGTTGCCTTGAACAACTCCTGCAACTCATTACCGCCGATAGAGAAATCTACATTAACATGTTCAACATTAAACTCTGCACTCCCATCTACCCCAATTACAGTATTAACATTAGTACCATCGAAAAGCTCTATATTTTGCCTAAACCTATGAGTTCCATCAGAGCTATAAGAAAGGTTACCAAGCCCATCGTCATAGATATTTCCATCACTAATGTTAATTCCACCATCAAATGTTCCTGAACCTGTGGTAGTTATATTCCCTGCTCCGAAGTCGTGAGCTCCTGCTGAATAGTATTCTAAGTTAGTTCCACCGAATTGGATATAGCTGTCAGTTGCCCCTGCTACTCCCCATACATGCTTACTATCATCTGCAAGGTTAGATATTGTGCCTGTAGTTTTAAAATCATTACTCTGTGCATCAAGTAATGTAGCGGATAAGGTCATTTCATCTGTATTGTTTATACGGAAAGACGTTACTTGCCCGGAAGCGGAATTAAGGTATGACTCTCCACTAGGACCATGTAAGAGTGAGTAACTACTAATTGTATTATAGTCATAGTGAGAAAATCCTGCATAGTCAGGTGCAACACCACCTATAACGTCACCTATCTTAGCCCGACCAAACGTACAAGTTATATCTGTGTCAGGAGCAACATCAAGAGCCGCTGTTAAGGGGTCATTAGAACAATCTAATTTAAGATAAGTTGTTGCGGCGGTGGGTACAGATAATCCAATATTCTCCAATTCCCCCGTAAAAGGATTATAAGACCATTCCGCTTGCGCCGGGATAGTCATAGCCAGTAATATTAATAATATCCAAAGTCTTCGCATAATTCCTCAATCCTTACACTTAACAACCTTTAATTTATATCTATCTTTCATAAGTTCCTTATCATGGAATATAATCATACGAAGTACGTTCATCCCACTCTTTCGTGAACGTATCAACCTGGTCCGCAAAGTATACACCCGTAGGGCCGTCAGCATCCCACGTAATCTTAACGATTCGCCACTCCGTTGCACTGTCTAAACTACTCACTTCGGCCCACCCAACATACTCAGGATTCCCGTCTGCATTACCAGCAGTTCCCGCGGCAATCCGTACTTGTAACGTCTTATCCCCTGAGAAAGAAAGCAGTCCATAAGAAGATCCTACTTTCTTCACATTTGCTTTATACCCTGACTTAAGCCTATCTTCAATCTTTGTCGAAGAAGCAAATACTAAATTAGTACTTAGTATTAAAATAGTAATTACCGCTATTCTACGCAGTACCCAATCCAACGCTACAATCCTGGACGTAGCGTCTTTAGCGTCTCCCACTCGTTCTTCTCGATCCGCTTCCAGGTACTTGCGGTACCACTCATCTCGCTTATCTAAGATCTCTTTAGCGCTACGAACAGATAACTCCTGTATAGTTTTCTTCCTACAAAACCAATACTTAATCTTTAATATAAATCGTGGTGTCTTTCTCATGCTTGCTCCTTTAACCTTAATAAAACCGTAAAAGTCTCATCTGCCTTAGATGAGTTTGATATTGTTAACGTATACTTCCCGGCCGGTAAAGGCAAATGCTCGGTATCCCTTAACGTGTCAACCTCATCTATATACTCCCTTAAATCCCGCCCCGTAGAATCTGTTATCTTGAAATCGAACTCTGTAGTTGACGTGGCCGCCTTTACATACCAATAGGCGATCGTACCACGAATTCGTTTAGTATTTACTGAGACGGTCCCCCCTGCGGCCGTTATCGTCGCGGGAAGACCTTTACCATTCTCTAAATCATCAAATAACGTAACTTGCATAGATCACCTATTTTTCGTAATAGATAAATACTCTTGAACTTGAACCTTGACGTAACTCTAAACCAGTCTCTATAATGAGGGGGTAATCAAAAAATCTTGTTTCCCCAAACGTATCCTCTGCTTCAATTTCCATAAGTGCTTCTAGCGCCGTTACCCCTTGATCCGTAACCGTATCAGCTAGCGTAAGCCACAACTCTCCTCGTTCAGTAATGTCATACGGGAAGATCGAATATCCCAATATCTTAGACCCCGCCTTTATAAGAGTACTGGGGACCGTATGTTTCACCCCGTCTCCAGTTTGATTTGGACTCTCATACGTGTACATCTTCGCTTTATGCGCACCGTATAGCCCGAACTGTGCCTGTGCCGGTATCGCGAATATTAATAAACATACTACAAGAATACTTAATAGCTTCTTCATTATATTACCTCCTGCCGGATCAACTGCATCGTAACGGTCGTAGCCGCATTGTTCCCCTCAACTACTTTAAATCGTGAATACTTCGCCAACGCTGGCGAGAAGGCGATATACTTTGTTCCAGCTACCATGCCGGAGACAACTACCCCTAAAGCGCTTCCAGCACTATCTACAGGATCCTGCCAGTCGTCACCATTATACGATACCTGTTGCGTAACAGTAATCTGGCCGGCCGTAGACTTTATCCACATAGCCATATTGCCGGTACTTCGTTCTGTCATTAACCTTCGGCTATCGCCTAAGATCCCATACTCAGTTGCACCCTGGGCAACAGCTCCCGCCACTCCAACTATTAATGGTGTAACCCCTACATGTTTCGTATTCATACTGCCTCCTTATTCCGGTCTCCAATTCTCAACCACATGAGTTACTTTAGGATTATCCGGATCCAAAAGCCTCATCACCCTTTTAAATTCCATTAAATTACCATGATTCCGCTTCTCCCACACTCTATTGCGGTCAACGGCCTTCGTCCTATTCATTCTTTCATTATCTACAACCGTGGACATTTTCACATTCCCATTTACAACTATCTGTCTTTGCTTAACTGGGTGCATATCCCGCTTCGATACCATCCCCTGCTTTATCTTTTCCTTCAACACTCTGGCCTTACGCCATAAAGCATTTTTAATATCCGGGGTTAACTTGATTTTACACCCTCGTTCATACTGCCTTTTAGCGTCTTTCATATTACGATAGTATGCCTGCGGATCCTGAACCCTATCCATCAATTTAAACCCCCCGCCACCTACAGTAGCCGGAGTTTGTCCACCTTGCCAAGAATATTCCATACCTTCATATTTCTTTTTAAAATGATCTCGAGAATACTTATCATGTACTTCTCGTTTGCTATCCCTATTAAAAACCGCTGTGCCTGATCCCTTTTTCAGAATGTGCAAAGACCTCACCTCCAAACCGTTTTCTCCCACCTATAAAGGAAGGATTCACCAAATGACTCTGTTCCCCCTCAACTCTCTTTTGCCCATCTACTCCTACGTGATACACCATCCCGCAATACTTACACTTATACCGCCGAATCAACGGCTGTATCTGCTCTAATAAACTACTTCTTGGCGGTAAAGGAACCTCCCGCTTATGCTTCCCACCAATCTTATCCATATAAACATGCTGGGGACAATCCGATTGCCACGGACAATTTATCTCAGCATTCAAATCCTTTTTCTTGAAACCATCCATTAACACATCAAGCTTTGGTTTTAACCAACTTCCCATATAACCCACTTTCTAAGATTAATAAACTTACCGCAAGTAACACTACCCCGGTCTGTACTGAAAAAAACATTGTCCTCTGGAACAACCCAGCTATCATCGCTGTAAGGAACAGATAATATGCTAAACTGTTCTTCTTCCCTTTAAACAATAAATAGCCAAAAAACAAGCCCGTAAAGATTACTGCGGGTACCCCTAAATATTTCCCTAGTTCTACAAGGTCACCTTGTATCCAGCCACTACCTAACCCGGTTTCGCTATACACAAAGCCATCCATATGGTTTATCCCATGATCCCACCCGTGCCCCCAGGGTTCTTTCAGCATATCTCTTATCGCTATTTTCCACATGATCGGGCGCGTAACGAACTTATACAGTAACCATTCCCATTTATATATCGTTAATCCAATCCCCCCCACAATTACTGGGAGAGCTATTTTCCATCTCTTATTTATCAGCATGAATATTGCCCCGGCAAGTATCGGGCTCATTAACGGTGTCATGCTCCACCCAAGATAGCTGTCAAAGGAACGACTTATCCCTACAATTATCGCTAGTGTTACCACTCCGTAGTATATCTTCCAGCTCTTTGAGAAACTTACTATAACCCAGACTCCAAACACCCAAAATAATATATATATAAATCCTTCATTCAACAATGTCCAGTTTATATGAGCTGTAATAAATGACTGAACACTCGGCTTTATCCCTATCCAACTATGCCAAAACACATGAAACATACTCCACATTGCCAGCGCACTTATCATCCAGTTCCGCCAGGTCCTTCGTTGCTTACACATCATCGCCACCAACATCAGTGCTATTATGCCAAAGACCAAAGTTATTTTCTTAACATCTTCATAATGATACTTATGGATTTTTATGGTTAATAACAAACCCATGAACCCACACACAGCAAGGTCGAATAGAGAGGGAAGCCGTTTAAGCTTCCCCCCTATCTCTAACACCTTACCTTTGATCCGAAGCATCAATATAGTAAATCTCTGTCGTTGCATCTGCATCGTCAGTCCTTATTTGTAATTGATTACTTATAAACATCGGGTAAGGGAACATCCTGCACACTGTTCCTGTACTCTGAGTAGATTCAATCTCTGATATTGGTGTCGTATGCGTAGTTGCACTAGTCGTATCATACAAGCCTACAGTTACACCTGCAGCGTCATCCGTTGGAGTAACTGCCCAACCAATAATATAGTCGCTTTTGCCAATCGTTCCCAGGGGAACAGTCTGCACCGTTCCTAACCCGCCACTACCCGCAGCAACTTCGGCATATATCTTGATTTTGTAGTTCTTCCAATCCTCAGAAAGAAACGCGTGTGCGCTCCCTATCGTCAACGAAACCATAAAAACAACAAGGAGTAAAGATACTGTAAATCTTCGAAAATTCATCTAATCCTCCTTCTTATGGTTGTAGGCCATATATCCATGGCCAGTCGTCCCAACTCGTACCACAACGATAATAACTTAAATATTTCGCTATGTGAGTATCTGAATCACTATCCTGCATGAACTGAATAGGCTCCCTATTCCACCATACAAGATAATCCTTCATCCTATCATAATCTACCACAAACCAGTTTGACGTGGTTAAACGGTTCCATACGATAAGTTTATACTTCCCATAATGAAAGTTTACGTTGTTATCGGCCGTTTCAACCTTACCCTTAGAATTGATGATCTCATAACCTGTTTCCTCATTGTCCTTATAGCATATTAATGTATCAGGTTCAACTGTGATCGTCTCCCCACCAAGATCCGTAAAGTCTAACATGTTCTGTCTTACGGTCTCAATGTTTGCAGCACTCATCGACAACGCACCCTCGTTATTCTGAGCAGTTACGTTGGGAACAGTAGAAGGATGATCGCTAGCACAAAGTTCCGCGCCATCACCATCTGTGGGTTCATAAGTGAATGCAAGATTGAATACGTTTGCACCAAGTTTTTCCCTAGATCTCTTGGCCGACTCAGCCAAGCCTTTAGGGAATCTGTTAACTGTGCGGTTTGCATCGTCAGCAGCTAACTTCCGCTGAACCTGTATCTGAGCCGCATACTCAGTAAAGGTAGCAGTCTTATCATAGCCCTGATACCTTTGAACTACACTTACCTTACCTGCAAACTCAACGTGATCCGGAACCGGGCTCGCGCTCGATATCTTTTCATATCCATCCATAGTGCTCTGGACATTAAAAAGATCCGGGACCATCGCAGGGAGGCCAGCGTAGTTGTCAATATAGACCTTCCGGAGATCTTTTTCCATCAGATCTGGCCAGTTGGCGGCTAAATGAACACCCATTTAATACCTCCCCTTTATATTACTACCGATCGATAAGCATGACTAAGCTGCACCAGCTCTTGCCAATACTTATAATTAACTAATCCACTCATTCCCTTATGATCCCAATACCTCAACCGTACTCTCGGTGATGTGCTATGCTGTATATAACTCGCATGTACATCTAAAAACACCGTACTAGATGCAGTTGACCTTGGAATAATACCAGTTGCCGCAGCATTCAACGCTACAAGCCTGTTACCAAACGGAAGTATAAGTCCTATATCCGTATCAGTATCAGTTGTAATCGCCGAATCAGCCGTTATGCCAGTAGTCGCTGCTGCTGTCGCATAACGTAGTTCGCCACCATATGTGGCTGCACTATCATACACAGTCGTTGTATACAACCAACCACCATCATTATGGTCCGGTATAGTTGTAGCAAACGTTGTGCTCTCACTTACAGCTTCGCCTGTAAGAACGGCGCCATTCGTGGTGTTATCACAGAATGCAAAGTACGTTGCGTCCGGATTTATTATACACGGAAGATAGTTCTGACCTGGTGTTGCAGTTGTCTTACTCGGTATAGCCGAAGCCATACTGTACAACTTCAAGTTATCTTTCGCTTGGTACGCATCCGCAGAACCGGCCTGCAGAATACCAAAAGTATCCTCAGCATCCGTAGCTGCATTCGATCCGCCCGCCGCAGTAATAGCATACTGTGTCGCGGCCTGCCATGTTCCGCCACGCATCACTAATTCGCCATTAACTAACGTCGACGCATCATACACTGGTATTGTTGTTATATAAGGGTAGTTACTGCCCATTATTCTAGCAAGTTCCATTAACTACTCCCTTCCTTTGCGGTACAGATAACTTCCACAATTTGGGCACCCGCCCATTGTGACTGGTTCATAATAAGTATCTGTTACCGTTTTGTTACCCACCTTATAAGAATCTGTGGTCTTTGCTGCTCCATGAGATACACCTCTACCGGCAAACGATCCGTCCTTTACCTCTAAGTCCCTATCCGGATCGCATATCCAACCGCAAAATCGACATCGCACTAAACGCGACTCGTCCCCTTTTACGCCTCGCCAATCTTTCTTATCCCGAGCTCGTAATATACCACCTGTATGCGGGGTAGGATATATCTTCCTAAACACTAAAAACCACCTCTCCCATAAGGAATTTTTATACCACTTTGTTTCGTTCTAAAGTAATCTTTTTCATCCTTAAACGTTCCTCTGGAAACTGCCCTAGCAACGTGTTTCTTCTCCTCATCACTCGTATACTCAACTTTTATGTCTTCATCCTTAATCACTGGCGCGTCCCCGCCACCATCAGCTACTAGACCGTCCTTCACTTTCTTTTGTCTTCCGTCTTCCTCTTTCTTGTTCTTTTCCTCAACGTCCTTTTTCACTAAGTCCTCCTTCTGTCCTTTAAGCCGATTTTCCATCGCTTCCATCACGATTAGAGGGCTTGTGCCACGTCCCGCGCCTTGCCCTATCTTCATCCAAATCTTTCCCTTGTCTGATTCTGCATCAAACTCCATAGCCCCGGTTGTCTCGTTCTTCTTATACATCTCCGGGTGCTTTTCCATGATTTTCTTAACCGCATCATTATGGGCTGTTGCATGTGACTTGCCAGCCTCTTTAAACTCATCATGTAACTCTGTCGCATAACTCGGACTATCTTCATAAAGAGTATCCCAATCTTCCCTCGTTTGAGGGTAGTTCTTATTATTAAACACTTCAGAGGGCCGTTTGTCCGGGTCCGGATCAGGGTCCGGGTCCGGGTCCGCATCTCGGTACTTCTTCGCTACCCCCTCAAGTTCTTTCACTCTCGATAATATTTCAACCTTCTCCGCTTCCGTCTTGTCAAGCTTCGCTACAACCTTATCCAAATTCTCTTTAGACCGCTTTGATTCTGCAAATAGTTTATCAATAACTTCCTGCGTTACCGGGCCTTTGTCCTTATTCTCGCCTTCCCACCTTATCCTGTTCCCAAAAATACAAAGCGCCGCATTCTTAAATACGTTCTTCCGTACCCCAGGCATTAGATTTCTTTCTACTAACCCTCCCATGTTATTCTCCTTTCAGTTCTTCACTCCATTTACCAAGTAATTCCCCACGAAACAACTTCGTTAAATGATCTATTCCACCCTGATAATACCTTGTGGTATAGAAATCATTACTGCTGAGCGCCTGCCGCATTCGGCTGTCCAGCTGCTCCACCCATGGTTTGTCCGCCCATGGGCATGGCCCCAGCACCCGGGCCTCCAGGAGACCCCATCCCCTTGACACCAGGAGCTCCCCCAGCGCCGACTTGTCCTTGATTTGCGTTAGCTTGTCCATACAACTCCGCTCCCTTCTGCACGTTGTCAATGTAAGCCATTTTAAGCTTACGCACAAAGTCGTTGAATCCGACTTTTGCCTCAGGAGTAAACCTAGCAAAACGCTCGCCTTGTTTCAACTCCATCAACCGTGGCAGAACAACGGCCGGATCCGCTCTACTTATTTCCGGTTGCTGCTCTTGCTCTAACTGTGTGAATATCTCATCTGCATCCTTCGGATCCGCAACGGGGGGTTTCGGTCCGATATATTTCTCTACAGGTTCACGCCTATGCGCTCTTAAATAGTCTGCCCGGATTTCCCACATGAACGAGGGGTTCTGTGCCACTATCGGATCAAACGCCATTGTCTGCATCATCATAGTCGCTATCGCACGTTCGCCTTCCGGATCCATAGCAGTCATATCTAATTGCATTTTACATTCGTACATGCCAGCCATATACTCGGGCGACGGCCATTCCCTCAACCGCTTCCTACCCATAATACGTTCCCACTTAACGGGAGGCATGTTCTCCTCATACTTCTGTCGTATATCGGTCATCAACTCTGATATGATATTCTGGACTCTAGCCCCGATTAGCCCAAATTTACTTTCCCCCTGCTGAATAACAGCTAAGGTTCCCCGGGCTGTAGGTCTAGAGGCCGATTCTCTCCCCAGCATTGCCGGGGTCAAATATGTAAGTTTTTCAATTAAATCCATTACCAAGCGTTCTTCTTGGTGACTCCACGCTAATCCGGACGTGCTGATCTGCGGATAATAAACATCCTGTTGAGGATTATCTAAAGGTATCCCAGTAGCCGGCCCAGCTTTAATGCGTCTTGGGTTGGTCCCACTGGCGGGACGATAGAAAAACGGCGGTGATATTGCCATGTTTCCTGCGTCTATCCGCTGATTGTGAATAGCATCTAATTCCGTATGCAAATGTCGAACGAGCTCGGGCACGCTTTTCCCATACGCTCTCCCCGGACGTCTTAGGAACGGTCTTATTAACCATGGGCGCCTCCCTATTCTTGAAACACAATGAAGTGCCTTACCACTCAAGTACACCTTGGGTTCAAGCACAACCAGAAAGATACACTGTTCTCTCCTCTTATCATCATCCACATCATACTTAATATACGCTTCTATACATTTAAGTTTATGACTTTCCTTCCGAGTGTTGCTCGGGACGGCCGCGCCTTCAGCATCCATACGAGCTTTCTCCGTACCGCTGAATTCAGGTAACTCGTCCATTTTACCTTTTAATTCTTCAAGGTTAATATTCTCATCAATAACACCATCTAACTGCATTTCCCTCAGATCTGCAAGAGAATACCACCTTTCATCAAGAATGTACTCCGCATCGTTCTCCCACCTCGGTTTGCTCGTATCACTATAATAAGGAATAAATACTCTTTCAATAGGACGTACCTCTAATTCACAACGTTCAGACCTCACCCAGTCATACTCTACCTTATACGACGCTTTCCCAGTAATTATACTCTCAGCAGTTAACATAGCCTTTTTTCTCGTTACCGGTTCATAAAAAGGTTTCCAATGTAACTTCAAGGCAATCGTTCCGTCAACAACAAGCAGATGGCAAATATCATCAATCTTATCCTGTAGCTTCATATCAACAGTAGAAGCCCATGACATTACAATCTTATTTATATCAGCAATTTCAGCATCATGCTCACCGGCCCGACCTTCCCAACTTATTGACTTCTCATTCCACACCATAGGGAATAGCTTGGCATGAAGTAAATCACAAGACACCGTAGTTACCATTGTGGAAATATTCGAGTGTCCCGGCCACGGATCATTAGATACAATCTTTATGCCCTCATACTGATTAACGCATTCTTCCCGGATAGATAACCACCCCGCGCGCGCCTGCGTAGACTCCTCATGCATCAAAAAGATAGTATCGCAAATTTCCTTCTTCTTATCCGAATCCATCTCAAACTGAACACTAAGATTATCTTCTTTATCCTGTTCCTCTTGACTCTCTATCTCCTTCGATTTCTCAAAAAACTTTTTAATTTTTTCTGCCATGCTATCTCCTTAGTTTTGACTATTGGTTCCGTAAAAACTTCCCGGGCCTTCAACAACCTCAACTGTCCTTTGGCCAGTCCAGTTATGTAAAGCCATATAATGTAAACAATCAGGGAAATGTGTATTGATATCCTTAGGCTTCTCCTTCGGATCCCTGTCACTCCCAAACTTATAATCGTCCCATATGTAATGTTCAACCTGATAGATCGCATGCACCAAGTCATTCGCCATAAGCAGATCAGGTTGGTTAATAATACTTAACGGCTGATTCTTGTCATAAGCTAACATTGTTGCAACCTGTTTCCTACCGAGTTCCTTATGATCGTCCCCAAACATAAATCGTAAGGGATACCCTTCTGCCTCAGAATCCTTCTCAAACTCGTCTCTAACCGTACGGCCGGTATTAGCATTTCGCTTAGGACCGAAGTTCGGATCCATTAACCGTATATCAATCTTTTCATGTGCAGTCATTTCCGCTTCTTTAATGCGCCTCGCTACATCCCGAAACGTGCCTTTCATCCATAATTCCCTATACCCCATAACTTGTCCATACTCAGGTTCTAAAGCAAGCCACAGGATAGCATGGTTCTGTCTATCATGCGGGTCTATCACCATCATGCGTTTCCAGCGTTCCGGGGGTTGACCCGATACCGTAACACCTTTTTCACCGGCAACCCATTTGCTTCTATCAAAGGTGTGTATCTTGCGTTCCCACGTCTTCCATATCCGGCCTGATAAGTACATGAACTTCCCACGCCCTCTAGCCTCAACCTCATCCTGTTCCATAGCAGATTCAAACCTTTGTATCGAGACTTCCGAAAGGCCAATGTAACTACTCGTATGCGGATTCGTCCGTAATAGATTATGACGTATATCGCAGGTTACACAAAAGCATTCCGGGTTCATCCAGATCTCATCATATATCCAGGGCTCCTTAAGGGGGGTTAACGTAAATATCTCATAACCCATATAATCGGTAAGTCCTCGTAGCGTGGCTATTCGATGGGATCGTGGCGGGGGCTCATCATAATGTACCCAGTTTCCAGACCATGATTCACATTGACTTGAATCCATCTCATACGTCATTATATCAAAGGTGCTTATTCCACCTGAAACGTGCTTTATATAATACTTCGTGTAGATACCTTGATTGCTCTTATCCCGGTCTTTAATCGTTCCCTTAGGAAACCACTTCTCTATCTCAGGGGTAATAACCTCATTCACTACCCTGAAGTCCCTAGCGAACAATCTGCCCTTATTAGCTTTCCGTAACCTATGCTCTTCCGGGAACCAGTCCGGATACCGGCCCGTAGAGTGAAATGCGTCCTCTACAATACCACAAGTCGTCTTGCCACTTCGGTTACCTCCAAGATCGGCTTTCGTAAGGGCCGTACTGGTATGAAACTGATACTGCGGGCAACCGGTTACTTCGTATTGAGTACCAAAGTAATCGACATGAGTATGCTTATTATCGGCACAGTTCGTTCCGTCACATCCGTAAGCATGCGGCCAATAGTATTTAAGCGGATCCTTTTCCTGTCTTGCCGTTAGTTCCTTCTCTATCAGAACCTTCTTGTTTAAGAGGGATCGTTCCTTTTCTGATAAGAAGGAGCTTTTCGGTAATAAGACGGGACTCTCTTTGCAATTCTCCATCTTCGACTTCTCCATAGGGGCCTATCCGTTGCCAGAAGGCCAGTAGATCGGGCTTCTTCTCAACTTCGTCACGCCCGGCAATCTCCACTTCAAGTAACTTCTTCAGTAAAGTTGTGTACTTACTTACCTTTTTCTCTATTATCGCACCCTCTTTATCCTTATACCGCTCTAAAGTGCGTATTATGGCAAGCCTTTCCCTATTCAGATCATCTAAGCGGATGGTTTTATGGAAGATGTCTATTCTGGCGGGGTTTGTGATGTGTTTTTCCCGATATTTCTGTATAATCGGTAAATGGGCGGGGTTGTTAAGGAATCTACAAAGGGTATCTCGGCTATAGGGCATTCCCATAGCGTCTAAAGCAGTTTTCATCTGCGTATAACTAGCGCCTTGGACAAACAAAGTGCAGAGGGGTTCCTCTGCGGGTGATCCTAAGAGCGTACTTTTCTTTGGCATACCTATAAGTATACACTATAGCATACAAATAAGTCAAACGGGGGGCTTATAATGCTTGCGGATTAAGTGCCACGGGGGGCTTAACTTACGTTTTATCCATATTTTTTCTAAATAAGTAACTAGATGCATCCATTTGTAGCACCACATACAGGTATTGCCTTTGTATCTATGTCTACATATCTTACAGTATTTAGTCTTTTTCATGTAAAAGCCGCATCTAGCATTTTAGCTTGCATGGCATGCGCATCTCGTTTAAATTCCATAAGAGTCTTCCAATCATAATCGCTTTTCGCCCTTTGTACCTATTAGATCGAACTCGGAACTTGAACTTGGTATCCACTGCACCTTTCGCAATAGGGATACCGCAACCGTACTCTACAAACTTAAAATGCATTCTTTACCTTCTCCCAGGATACCGATTCGTCATTAATGTAATGCTTAGTTTCCCACCTTAGAGGCACACTCGTTCGATCTAACTTCGTACCACAGTTAATACACACGATCGGGAAGACCGGCTCACTGTAGTCATGTACCCTATGCTCAACCACTACAGGGGTACGATCTTCTAAGTATTTCACTATTCCAAATATCACAAAGAATATACACACTACAAATAGTACTACAACCGCTACATCTTGAATTATACTCTCTTTCCTCCTACTCGGCAAACCACAACCTAATTCATTCTTCTCAGCATACATTCCTTCCTTCGCCTTCCTTCATTTGTCCCTCCTCAGTATTATAAACTTCTCTTGCAGGGTACACGCAGTCATATGACAAGTTTTTTCTCTTGCATCACTAACAACATCTGTTATTTCCTTTACACTCGCCTCTCGGTTGGTATCACCTATCGTGCTTTCTAATCCATAAACGTCTTTAATATCAAATTTTGTATCAC